GTGCCACCGAAGGTCTGAGAGATCAGTTGCGGCGGGTTAGTGGTTGAATATGCCATTAGTCATACCCTCCCTTAGCTCGACACATACGCAGATCCGTCATGGACCATGCGCACGATGCCAGTGTTTTGGAGGAGAACCGCCCCGTGATAGAGCGAGGCATTGGTCCAGGAGACCTGCTGCTTGCGCTCATAGCCGGCATCGACCATCATCTCAGCCGTGTTGGCTGCGTGACCGACGCTGTCCATGTGCCACATGTAGCAGGATTCGCTGGAGGTGCCGCCGCCCGTAAGATTGGGGTGGACCATCCAATTGACCCCAGCCCAACGCCGCATGCGGCGGGCGGGACCGACGAGAGGCTTCATCTCGATGTAATCAGAGGAGCCGAACTCCTTGATTTGCAAGAGATAGCCTTCAAAGGCCGGCGTGATCACAGCGAAGATCTTGTCTTCCTGCGTCAAGTCCACCTCGTTGTTACCGAGGATCGTCCGGGCCTTCACGATCAGATCGAGCGAAGCCGTGACGGCGGTGCCCGTGGTCTGAGTCGCAGTATCCAGAACATCGATGATGATCTGGTCCATGTCACGGTGAAGGACCGCCTGAGAGGCCTTCATCATGATTCTTTTTTGATCACCCTGGTTTGCGAAAATGTCAAATCCCGTCATTTCATACGGGGCATGCTTTTCGACCAACGTGCAGGTGTTTTGCGTATTCGAAACAGTGCGATACGGGATCTGACCATTCGAACCGCGGGTGACAGCGCTGAGGCCGCCGGATCCAGCTACCAGGAAAACCGCCTGATTTCCTTTGATGACGGTTTCACGTACAGTCGCTTGTTTTAGCAGGGAATAATCCTGCTCGAACGAGGCGATGTACTCTTCCCGGTATTGGACGACAGGTACAACAGGATTCCCCATTGTTCTTCTCCAATATTGTAAGATTCGGGATAGGGTTTAGTGCCTTGTCCGTCCGGTTGTCCGCGAAGGGTGAGAGGCTTGAGGGTGTAGGGTTGTCCACCGGGATCAGTGGGGCCTGCCTCGTTGCGCTCAGGTATGCGGGGCGGTCGTCTTGGCGGTCCTGTTCCATGAGACGATGCGGGGGCCGTGCCTTGGTGCGTCTCCCGAAGCACCAGGTCAGCGGGTTGTCCCGCGGGTCTCGTAGGGGCAGGGGATGGGGCACCACGAGGATGCCCACACCGCTGCCTCTAGTCGTAGTAGGCCGGGGTCTGTTGTGCCCGGCCCTGGGTACGCTCGAGGATCTGCGCATACTCCTTGTCCATGCCTTCGCGCAGGTAGCGATCGAAGTCGGTCTTCATGACCTGCTTGATCTCATCCAGGCGCGAGCTCATCGTTGCCTTGGCATCGCCGGAGATCAGCGCGCCGTCGCCGTAGTGGTTGAGGCCCTGCTCGATCAGGAACTGCGCCACGTCAGCATTGTTGATGAGCCGGTAGCCGTTCTCGTCCCTGGCATTCATCAGGGTTTGAACGACGCCCTGCGGCACCGGGCCTTCCGGATCCTCGAGGACGCGCTTGAACAGATTGATCTGCGGCCGATACTCGTCACCGAGCTTGGATCGCAGGGCGTCTTCGTTCTCCTGAAGGAACTGGCGGTCTGCTTCTGCGCGCTGCTCCTGCATGTTCTCGACGAGCTGGACGTAGCCCGTGACCATGGCGTCGATCTGCGCCTGGCTCGCGTTCTGAGCATGCATGTGCTCGAACATCTGACCGAAGAGCTCCTTGTCGTGGTCGTCCCACTCCGCGAGCTCAGGGATCTTGTACGCATCAGGCGCCTCGGGGATGCCGTTGGCCTCCCTCCATTCGGCGATCTGCTCCTCTGTAGCGTCCTCGGGCAGAGCTGCCTTGTACTCGCCGGAGCTGATCTTCTGCTCGGCAGCCAACCAGGATTGCAGGATCTTGTCCGGTGAGCTGAAACGCTCGAGGCGCTTCATGAGCTTTTCATCGCCGTTGGCGAGCTTGGCGCGCCAGTCGTCCGGCCAGTCTGCCGGCACGTCGACCTTGCGACTATCGTCATCGGTGTCGCCGAGCGTCTCGCCCTCGGGCACCTCAGTCTCGGTAGGCTCGTCCAAACCAAAACCGGCGGCATCCTGGGGAGCCGCCGGCTGTTCGCCTTCTGGTGATGTGTTGGTGTCCGGCTGGGCCGGCGGTGTCGCCGCTTCAGGAGCCGGATCAGCGCCCAGATCCGGTTTCGGATCCAGGGTTGTCTGATCGTCCATTGCTACCTCTTGTTTCTCTTCTCGCGCTCTATTGCCTCGAGCACGTCAGGGTGGATCATCTTGAGGATCTGGAGGCCGACGAAGCGCCTGCCTTCCGCGAACGCAGTCAAACGCTCGCCGTCTGCCCCGCCTGGACGGAAGGACATGTCGGCGTACTCACCAACGCCACACACGTACTGAAGCCATTGCCAGGCCGTCTCTTGCTGACCGGCGTTGGCCGTGCCAGTCGCGATTGCCCGGATCGCACCCACGACCATCTCGTCGTAATCGACCGGTTCGTAGGGTTGCGCTTTGTGGTGCCACTTCACTTCGAACGGCCTCCGATCAGATCTGCGAAGTTGGAGAGACCGCCGAGGCCTTGCACCATGCCTTTCTTGCCGGTGCTCTTGAGCTGATCCATTTGATCACGAGATACCGGCGCCTTACCGCTGTCGATCTGCCTGGATACCAGCGTGTCCATGAAGCCCTTGAGACCACCGGACTTACTCGCCTGAGCCATGTCGGTGAGGCCCATGAGGCCTCCCGCTTTCGATTGTTCGATACCAGCCATCACTGTGCTCCCTGTGGTGCTGGCAGGGCCGGAACGCCCTGCTGTGCCTGTTGTCCCTCGATGAGGGTCTTGTTGACATCGGCGCCCATCTGAGCGGTGCCCAGGACTTCCTGAGCCATGCCAAGCTGCTTCTGCATGCCTTCCATCTGCGCATTCTGCTGCGCTTCCGCCTCGAGCTGCTCTTCCGGCTTGAACCAATCGCCAGGTGCGGACGTGCCGCGGATGGCGTCGACCAGAGCCTTCTGGAGATCGATCGGAGGTGCCGGCAGGCCCATCTGTGCAGACTGCCCGATGAGCTCGAGCGTCTCGACGAACTGAGATGTCTTGATGCGCATCTGGCCTTCCTGGAGCGGGCTCTCGAATGTCCACTGCACATCGGCGCCGGCCAGGCCTTCCGGCACTTCTTCTGCCGGGAAGTAGCCCATGTTGCGCATCAGCATGTAGGACTTGTCGAGGAGCTTGGTGTTGTATTCGGTCTCGATCGGCTCGAACAACGGCAACAGGTTCCTGATGAACTCCTGCTGCCGCACGCTGACCTCGCGTGCCGTCATCTGCTCGGCGCCATCGGTCTGCGGGAAGTTGAGCTTGTCCAGGAACCAGGCCTTCATGAGCATCTCACGCATGTCCTGGCGCATCGAGAACGCCACGGTCATGTTGTTCTCGATCTGGATTGGCTGAACCGCCTCGCGCAGCTTGCCGTCGAAGGAGAAATCTGCCCAGGTGATGCCGCCGGCGGCCAGGTTGACCTCCCGGACAGCTTCCTCGACCGCGACCACGGGCGGGTCGACGCTCTTCTCTCCGGCCTCGAGGATGATCCTGGCCATCTGCTGCATCATGCGAGCATCAGGCAGCGCGATCGAGGTGCAAGGCGAGTAGGCGTACTGGAAGCCCGAGATCGTGTGCCAGCGGGGCACGATGTAAGGGAAATCCGGGTACTTGGTCTCCCGCAGAACCTTGCAGTTGTCGATGTCGACGTAGATCGTCACGAACTTCATGCGACCCTGGTTGCGGCCGTACTTGTCCTTGCCCTTGCTGACCAGGTCGTACTCGTCGGACGGCATGCAGATGCAGCGGACGTTGAACTCCTTGCCTGGATCTTTCTTGGCCGCCGTGCGCACCATCTGATGGACGTTCTTCTCGCCGAAGACGCGCATCATCTGGCGTGCCGTCATCTTGTCGTTGCGGTGCAGGTGGTCGACGTCGCACTGTCCATTCTCGAGC